TCGCCGTTTTTCTTCAAAACCCACGAATGGACGCGCGAAATTTCGACGCGTCCGGTTGCTTTTTCGTAAACGCCCATGATGCGGTCGGCAGGGATTTCGCCGTAGCAGTTCGGCTCGGTTGCCTCTTCGCGGTACAGACCGAGACGGACGTCTTTACGAGATACAGATTCGCCGCCCAAAAGGACGGTAAAACGCATCCAGTCGCCCATATCGGCAGCCTGTTGGGCGAGCATTAAAAGGTCGTCTGAAGCGTCGGGATTGATTCGGCGCAATTCGCGCCAAATAGTGACGGGGCAGCCGCCTATTTGCTGAAACTGGCGGATACCGTGATGACTTGCCCATGCGTCCACGCGGACGGCGGTTTCCGCCATGCTCAACAGTGCGTCAGACTCATAGTCAACGCCCAAGCCGTCGCCGCTTTGACTTTTGCCGTCAATGTTTTTGGCGATATATTTGGCAATGTAACCGGCAGCCGAGCCGCGCGCCCAGTTGATGGCTTCAAAGTCAACACGGGCAGAGGCGGGAGTCTCCCTCCAAAATTTAAAGTATTTGGCTCCCCAGAATTTCTTCTCGGTTTTCAGACCGGCGCGAATGGCGGCGAGCGTAGGCGCGCTGCCTTGTTTTTCACGGATTTTCGATTGGATTCGGCGGACTTCCGCGTCCGCTTCTTTTAGGGTGTCGAAATATTTCAAACCGAGCTCTTCGCGGTTTTCGCGGCAGGCGTGTTTCGCCACGACGCGGCGGAAGGTAAGGCGGTGTTGCGCTTCCATGAAGACAAGCCCGTGCCAGTGCGGCGTACCGTCGTGATGCGGCTCAGCAACGCGGAAGCCGTAGATTTTGATTTTCAGACGACCTAATTCCGCATTGATACGACCCCATACTTTATTCAAGTAAGCCTGCGCCTGAGACGGCGTTTCGCCGCTGAATTTCTCGTTCGGCTTGCCGAAGTGGTGCATACGGTGCATACGGGACGGGCAGGTAATCGTAAAGAATTCGCCGACGTGGTTTTTCAGGCGGGCGATTTCCTCGAATCCGCGAATCCGCACCATCAATTCGGCTCGGCGCAGGGCTGGGTTTGAGACAGAGACTTCAGACAAAGCCTCAAGCGTAAATTCTTGCCCCAGTTCATTGATCGCAATCATGGTTTGCAGCATGGCAAGATTGCGACGCTTTTGCACCAAGCGGCGGAATACCGCTTCATCGGAGGCATAGAGTCCCGTTTTGCGGGATACAAAGCCAGCCTCGCGGCGGTAGCGTTCAGCAGCGCGCGCGAAAATGCGGCGAAGCTGGCGACGCCAAAACTTCGGAGTTTTCAGACGAGCTTCGACGGCTTCGGGAATTTTGTCTTTGAATACTTTTTTGGTATTGATGCCGTATTCGGAAGCGGCATAATGGATCAGACCGGCGAGACTCCAACCGATACGTTGCTTGAAATAAATATCTTTGGCGGCAGCCTCGGCGAGGACACGGATGTCGTCGTCCGAAGCGTCCAAACCTGCCGAACGGACGGCAGGCGGCAGAATGGTCAGATTGTCGAGTAAGGTTTTCAGACCGTCTTCGGCGCGGACGCGCGCGGCGGCGGGCTGAATGCCGCCGTCCAACTGACGGACGACCAAATCAGTAAAGAACGAACGCGCTTTTGACGCCTCGGCAGGCTTCAGGCTTTCAAATCCTTCACGCAGGGCAGGCGGGAGCAGCAAAAAGGCTCCGGCGGCGTAGTCTTGCTGCGCCGCCTTTGCATTTGCCGTGTGAATTGATATGCCCATGATTTGTCCTGCCTAGTAAGTGGCGGGCTTCAGCCCGCCCTATGTCTCAATGCTTAAAATAGTCCTGAATTCTTTCTTCGATTTCCGCGTCCAGCTTCTTCTGCTCGATTTTGTAATCTACATAGAGCCAAGCAGCGAGCGCGGCGGCGAAAACAATGCCGATGACTTCGATAACGTTCATTGCTGCCCCTCCTGCGGAATTTCAGCGTCGCCGCCCATATGGTCGAAGGTTGGCGATTCATAAGCGCGGACAGCTTCCGTTTCAGGCAGCGTTTGCGGCGGCTCGGGCGGCATCTGGTCGCGGGGCGAACCAAGCATAAAAGACGAAGCGGCGAGCATCAGAGCGAGGATGATGTAGCGGATTTTGATTTTCATGATATTTCCTTGTCGGGTCAGGTTCAGGCAGCTTTAAGGTCGTCTGAAACAGGGTTTACTTTCATTTTTCTGCCGGCGTATGCAGCGCGGGCTATTTTTTCGTCGATGGCTTCAAGCTGTCGGGCGGCTTCAGAAAGCTGGAGAACCGGCAAACCCAAGCTGTACACTACGTTTTGCTGATTCAGCATATTGCCCAATCGAGCGATTTCCTTTATCAACTTCTGACTATCTTCCAGAGCCTTGCTTTGCTCCGGCGTAACCAGCCAACTTCTGACGACTTCCGCATCGTTGTAAGCCGTTAACGGCTGACGGTCTGTATTTCGTTCCAAGAGCGCGTCGCGCTCCAAGCCGTTCATGATTTTTGCGTTTTTGGTTTTACTGCTTGCCAACTTTTTGCCGATATTCCACATGGCGCTGGCTTGGGCTTTGGTTCTAAAAAAGCGAACCCGCTGCGGTGCTGACTTCCACGTTGGGACGATTTCGCCGTTCATTTTTCTTTCCCTTTACAACAAATTTTTCTGACTGCTTTCGCCGTGTTGTTCCCAGATTTCATCCGCCGTCATCTGCGGCGGTATCAAGGCGGGGTTTTGATGCAGCGGACTGGGCGGGGAGATGGTTTTGATGACTTCCGTCGCCGCCACGCCCGACCAGCCGCATAAAGCATTCAAACATTGCACAGAGCTATAACGGACACGGTCTGTCATCTTCCGACTTGCCGTCACCTTGCAGCGGCTGCCGCAGCAAGGGCAGGTAATTTGTACCCGCATATTTCCGTGTTCCGCCTTACTGATGTTGCGCTGCGTCATTTTCATTGCTCCGTTTCAGGTCTGCCGATGCCGCCTCAAAGGCTCGCAGATACATTTCCGCGTATTCCAGCGCAGCCTCGGCGGCGAATGCCGACAGCGACTTACCGGAGGCAAAGGCAGCCTGCACGAGTAAATCCAACTCTTCGCCGTAGGCTTCGATTTCAATCACGCCAAACGGCGCGCGCGGCGCGGCGGGGTACACATCGGCGGCGCGATGGTCTTCGATTTTGTGAATACAGTATTGGCACATGACGTTTCCTTTTTGGGTTGATGCCGACTGTCCGGCGGGTCAAGCGTCTTTCCGCTTTGTCATCGCTCATGATGCGATGATGATTTCATGTGGGTAGATTTGCCCAACCATTTGGACGGCCTTTTTTAATGTTTTGGCAGGCTTGCGCGGCAGCTCGCTAAAATTTCCGTCTTTGCCGCGTTTTTGGATGGCGAGGAAACCTTTGTCCCAAGTTGCAACCTCGACGAGCGAGCCATAAGAGAGTTGGACATTGATGGGTTTCATTTTTCTGCTCCTTGATTGGGGTTGATGTCGTCTGAAATTTGTTTGAACTGCACTGGAAACTTTTCTTTTAGAAAATTCATTTGGGCTTTTGGAATACCGTTTTTCCGCCATTGAGAAACCGCCCCCCGAGTTATTCCGCAGATTTCTGCGACTGCTGAAACGCCTCCCAATTCTTTAATGAACTTGACTTGCTGGTCTGTTTTCATTTTTCTTTCCTTTTTAAAGTTTAGTGAACTATACAATCCTAAACTTGTCTAGTCAAGCATACTAAACAATTAATAGTTTAGAATTCTAAATAATCATTGTTTTTACTAAGTATTTTTTAGCTGGGATTTTTTTGCGATGGACTTGAAAGGCAGACTTCAGGAATTGATGGATGAACACGGTCTAATTACTCAACAGGACTTGGCAGACTTCGCAGGTGTCTCAAAAGGTCTTGTCGGGCAGTGGTTCAATGGGCAGACTGGCTTAGGAAAAAAGCCGTTATTGGCATTTGAGAAGAAGACAAACTTTTCTACTCGATGGCTGGCAGATGGTTTAGGTGATAAGTATAGGAAGGATTTAGGAATGTATAGGTCGTCTGAAAACCTTTCAGACGACCCTTCAGGCGACCATATCCGTTTCGAGCGGCTGGACGTGATCGCCGCGCTGGGCGACGGATACATCAACAACGAGACGGCGGAGGTCGTCGATTTCGTCCATGTCGATAAAGCATGGGCGCGCGAAAATCTCGGCGGCAACCTCTCACGAATCCAAGTCATCACCGCGCGCGGCGATTCCATGCAAGGCACCATCGAGGACGGCGACGTACTCTTCGTCGATACCTCCGTCCGCTCGTTTGAGGGGGAGGGCGTTTACCTCCTGTCCTTCGCCGACGGCCTAAAAGCCAAACGCCTGCAAGCCTCCGTCGGCGGCGGCCTGCTGGTCATCAGCGACAATCCGTTATACAGAACGGAAACCATCGAAGGCGAAGGACTGGAAAAATTAACCATCTGCGGCAAAGTGCGCGGCGCATGGCATTTGTCGGGAT